TATCACGACAAAAGTCTTGAACTAAACAGAACTCAATTCAACAGCAACACGAATCTTATATAACTTCCCCTATCCTACACACAATGGAACAACTCACACAAGAATTTTCAAAGATGCGAGCAAGCGACAATTTTTCTCACCAAGGAAAACTACCTTTCGGTCCACGCCCTCCTCAACCAAATAACTTTTTAATTGAAAATCATAAACGAACAGTCTTAGTTGGAATGTCTAAATACTTAACAACCTCAGAAGTTGAATATGTATTATCACAGAAAACAAGATCCGTTTCCACAGAAGAAGCAATACTCAATGATTTCTTTTCCGGTGACCTACCCTACAAAAAAATCAAGAAAGATAATTTCTACAACCAAGCATTGAACTACACTTGGAACAAATTTCGACCACCTTACAAATGTCGACCTGTCCACTTATTCGATGTACAGTATTACTATCCACACACCCGTTCCTCAAACGCAGAAGCACCATTCTCTACAGAACAATTTTTCACTAATCAACTCGATGATATAAAATTCCGTTCAACACACAAACTACCAGAAAATCCAAAAAGATCTTTCGGCAACATGGAAGACATTATCTTCCCATGGACAAGAATGATACACCACAGAATAAAAGATGGTACAGATAGTTTTAACAAACACTTGTACTACATTTTATTACACAACAAAACTGCACTCATTGATGCAGGCGATCCAAATAAACTGAGATCAATTTCCGGTTTCCCTAGGCCACAGAACTTAGCATTTGCAATGATATTTTGGGCACTTTTTGCTCACTATAAACGCAACCCAGGTTCAACACCACTCCTATGGGGCTATGAAACACAACTCGGTGGCATGTTCCGCCTCAACTATGAATTAACTAAAACGTATATTCAAACGTCAATTGTAACACTAGACAAGTCTAGATTCGACAAGTACTACGCTTTCGAAATACAAGACGACATTGACATAATAGTACGCACGTACTTAGATTTTGACAATGGCTATATACCAACACAAGGATACCCAGACACACAAACAAATTGGTCGCCACACAAAGCACAGAGACTAGATCGTCTTTGGCAATGGTTATGTTACTCATTTAGAGCAACACCAACCGTAATTTACAATGGCAACCTCTACACACGTAAAT